TTTGTCTTAGGGGAGATAAAGGCTGCGCTTTACTTTCATCTTGGATTGTAACCAAGCCCCAATCAGACATAAGAGTGGCGATTGTATTTCTACGAGCAACATCGCCTTCTTCTAAATTAGATTTTTTACCATCTAATAAAAACAGTTCTTTAAAATGAACTATAAAATATCTGCCTTGTTTATGTAATATATGACAAGACTGAAATAATTTCTTTTCTTTTCGAGATGCAACGCCGATGCGTGTAAGTGTTTCTCTAACCTTTAAAAAATCATCAGGTTCATTAAGAGAAACTTCTAACATAGTTTCTGGGGTCCATTTCACTAACTCATTATTGACTTCATTCATATCTTCAACTCACGTAAATTTATTATTATAGTTATAATACATGATTCTTTTCATGATAAAACTATTTATAATATATAACTTTTAGGGTTTTCTACCACCCTTACTCAACTTTTTACTAATAAACGTAAGTTGTTCTTTAGATAGTAATGGCAAAACTTGAAATGCTTTTTCTTTAGAATAGCCATAATATTCTTTTATTAAGTCAATATCTGAATTTTTATCTTCTTTTGTCCACTTTGAAAATCTTTTACGTTTTCTAATTAGAGTTCTAAGAAAATCATATTGTAACTTAGAATCTATATGAGCATATCTATTCATCTCATTTGCATAGATAACTGTATCATTGAAATAAGATAAACCACGATTAACCATAAAAGAATTATATGCTTTCTCATCAAGATTATCGTGCATAATATTTTCTTTAGAATAGTTAATACTATTTAAATAATCAAAATGATTCATGATATAGCCCTTACTAATGTTTGCATTCTCATAACATCTAATGCAATATCGTGAACTGGATCATGATGAATAAAGTTATCGCAGCCTTCGGGCATAAAACTATTTTTTAATCCGCTACCCCAAGACAGACCTTCTATTATTGATCTAGTATCTCGTAGTTGCCAAAAAGAATATGGATGAGGTTTATGAAGTTGATCCATAATATTTTCAAATATAATAGGATCAAAATTATTACCTCTTGTATATACTTTACTTTTAAAGGTCATATCAGCAATTGTAGAAATAAAGAAATCATAAAGTTCTGTAATAGATTGATCTTGATCGGAGGGAATTAACTGTTTCTTTGCTTCGGAACCTTGCTCGTTCCACCATTCTAATGTTTTCTTATCAATAACACGATTATGATTTTTTACTTGATCTTGAACATCAAACTTAATAATCTTTGCAGATTCTACTAATTCATCAAATGAATATCCGTTTTCGGAAGTAAAATTATCTTCTGAAAACTTAAGAGCTGCTAATGAAACCACAACACAATTATATCTATTTGTAGATAATGTTTCAAAGTCAAAAATAATTGAATTAGACATCTTTAGCCCCATCTATCTGTTTTTGAATTACACGTTCTGGTAAAGAACATATCCAATAATATGAAAACCAAAAGATAATATTATAAATTATAATTTCTGTATTCATTGAAACTCCACATTTGCCATAAGTTCTGTCATACAAGCCACAACATTAAGTTCGTGATCTGCTACAAATGCATTCTTATATTGATAGTCGGCTAGAATGAGAACGACTTGAGGAATAGATTGTGGTTTCACAAAATCAGACATTCTATCATAGATTCCTCTAAAGATAGAAGACGCATCGGTATCAATATTATTTACTACCCATGAACGCATTTTCTTAAAATCTTTTGCTTTTAGAAAATCCATAAGACTCTTAAAAGATTGGTCTCCAATATTAACAAGAATACCAGAGTCAATCTTACCACCAATAGAATATCTTTGCGCTTCATTTAAAATACGCCGCCAGTCTGGGCCATATTTCATAATAAGTTCAGCAAGAACTTTATTCTCAAATTCTACATTCTCAGATTTAAGAATATTCTGAAGTCTAGCCATCATTTGAGCAGCTAGTGGTGCCATATCTTTTTTAGAAGTATTGAATTCATACACAGAACACCGTGAATGAAGTGGTTCAATAATTCTATTTTTAAAATTACAGGTAAGAATAAATCTACAGTTATTAGAAAATTCTTCTATAAAACCCCGCAAGGCGGGTTGGGTGCTCTGGGGATTTAAGTAATCAGCCTCATCAAGAATAACTACTTTATACCCACCTTGCAGGGAAACAGAAGACGCAAATTGTTTAATCTTAGTTCTAAGAGTATCAATATTACCTTCTTCTGAACCGTTAACCAAAATATAATCAAGATCCAATTCGTTACATAACGCTTTGGCTACGGTTGTCTTACCAAGACCGGCAGTACCAGAAAAGAGCATATTTGGCAGCTCTCCGGTCTTGATAATATTCTTAAAAATTGTTTTTAGATTAGGTGTTAGGATAGTATCTTCAATAGTTGCTGGGCGGTATTTTTCCACCCATAAAAAATCATTATTCATAATATAGTTTTATCCTTAAGAATTAATCTTCAGCTTGTTCTTGCTTCCAGCTTTCTACGATTTGAACACCTTGTGTACATTGATCACGTAAGTTTCCGATAGTGGAAAGTTCTTCACCTCGAAAACCACCTCTCTGAGTAATAGTATCAATAATAGCAATAGAGCTACGAGAAACTTGGTTTAGTAATTCCATTGCACGTTTTGTATCTTCATTATCAGACATTTATTATTCTCCGTATGTTGATGTCTTTTCAAGAGCGATCCAATACATAAGATCACTCGCTGAGTTAGTAAATTTTGAAATTAATTTTGAAGAAATCTCTACTTCATAATCTCCTTGGTCAATCTTTAAATTAGAGATATTAAAGATAAAGTTGTATTTATCACTGGATGAACTACCTTCCACATCAATAGAGAAACTATTTGCTGTAGAATTTTCGGAGGATGTAACAGTTAAACTTACTGCGGATCCGCTAGGTGAGACATGAAGTTCACTATGACCGAGAGCTGAAGCTGCTCGCTTAACTTTACCAAGAGTATCTCCATCAAGAGTAAATCTTACATCAGTACCCGGCATCTTCACTTCTTTAGATGGTGTTGTAAGCATTTCGGTATCAGAATAAAAATACTTTACTTTTGATCTACCAGTAGAATCACCAATGATAACATAATTTTCTTCAAAGTTAAGACGAGGCGAGTCAACTAAACCTAAAACACCTAGAAATTCATTTAGATCATAAACTCCAAATGTTTTTGGAAAACTTTCCTTAATCTCTGCTTTTGAAAGAATATTCTTTGCTTCAGAAATAGTCTGAAGCGTACTACCTTCATTAATAACTAGATTAGAATTTACCGAAGCATAATTCTTTAAAATTGAAAGTGTAGAGTCACTAAGTTCCATTATATCTATTTCTCCGTTTCATAAAATATAGTTAATTATATCATATATTGTTAATGTTGTAAACATATTAGTTTATTAATTCTTCTAATATTTCTAAACAAACTTTACTATCGTCCGCTATAGTTCCGGTTTTTATAGCAGATTTTACACACTGCCGAGTAAAATCAAGACCGTGTCTATTGCCAGATTTATCCATTCCAGTGTTTATTAAATATACATTACAGTTATTTGCGTGTATCTTCTGCATTAGAAGATCACTATATTCACTTACCTTTCTAGGCATGAATGGCGAACCATAACAGGGGCTAAATATTTTCTTAATTTCATTAGTACCTGCTTCAGTTCCTGGCATCTGGCTTGTATAACCAGTCTCAAAAAATCTCTTAATAGTACCGTTTGTAATTTTACTTACTGCTGGAAACTTTCCAGTTACATCCATAGTTAAGAAAAATATATTATCTGGATGAGTAAAATCTTTATTTCCATGATATGCATTCTCAACCGAAGTAATTGGATAACTTAATCTGGCATTTGGAACACCTGGATTTTCTACTACCAGACAGTCTTTATTTCTAGCATCTTCGACTGCATAAAAGATTGTAGGATGTGTCTCTGGGCTAAGACCTTCACTCTTAGCATAGCAACCCGTTTCTACCATACGAATACCATCTTGAGCCCAATAAACTTCATCATCACTAATTAGTTTATAATCTGGATCACTACTTAATGTGGTCTTACCTGTACCGCTTAATCCAAACATTAGATTAGTTGTATTATCATAAGTAAAAGCACTACAATGCATAGGCAAAGTACCGTTTACTGGTAATTCAAAACTTATGATACTAAATACGCCTTTTTTAATTTCACCAAGAAATGTAGTACCACCAATTAACATAACACATTCATCTAAATGTACATAAATATATGGCTCGTCTACTACCATTTCAGTATTATGAATAATTGTCCAATCAGCAGTATATTGTAAAGGATTATCTACTACTGGAAACATATTACGGACAAACTGGGCATGTCTATCATCATTAGTCTCTACACGAAAGCACATCCCTGCTGCATAGAAAACAAGATTATGCGAATAATCCATTAGATCCATACGCATATGCATTACTTTATAATCTTCTTCATTACCTATTTTATTATACTTGGGTCGATCAAGATCAAGATATTTTGTTTTAGAGCCAAAGAAATATTTATTTTCTGGGCTTCTACCTGTAGGTTCTGTTGTTATTTTGATATTAGGCATTATGCCACCATCTTACTAAAGTTTTTTTCTTTTTTAAACTCCAGCTTTTCTTCAAATTTTCCATCAAGTATTTCTCCTTTATGAGAGATTACGAACACATTTGTATTATCATCAAGAGTATGTAAAATTTTCATTAGATTATCAACACCATCATGATCCAAAGATGAATCAAAGGTTTCATCTAATATGAGTAAATTAGTGGCTACAGAATTTTTCATCTTAGCAATCATGCGCCAAGTAAACAATAGAGCCAGATCAATTCTTTGCTTCTCTCCTTCTGAGAAAGAATCATATGAAAAGGCATCTCTATGACGGGATCTAATAGTTTCTTGAAAGCTTTCATCTAAATTAAAATGTACAAAGAAATCAAGAACTTGAAGATATTGATTTACTAATTTATTGATTACGGGAATGTATTGTTTAATGACTTTTGTTTTAATACCCGTATCTTTTAACATTTCAGCCATAACAGTATTATATGAATATTCTTCATTAAGAGTTAATTTGTGCTCCATTAACTCGTTTCTTTCTTCATTCATAGTATGAAGTTCTTCGTTAGCTTCTCCTATATCACCTTCTCTGGAGCTAAGTCTCTGTATATCTAAATTCAAACCATCTATCTGTTTTTGATGCGAGCTTATAAGTTTATTATTAGTATTAATTAAATTATTATTATCTTTAACTTCCTCAGCCTTATTGTTCCACTCATCTATTAAAGTTGCTACATCATTAGCCTCGAATTGTATTCTTTCAAGGGTTTCTTTAGTCTGTAGTGCCTTTTGCTTACATTCGTGTATTTTCCTCTTTTTAAAATCTGGTTCGATTTCTTGTGAACAGGTCGGACAGGTGTCATTTTGTTCATAAAATTTAGAATCGCCAACGATTGTTTTAATTTCTGATGTTGCATTGGCCTTATCTTGTAAAATGATTTGTTTTTTATTATTCGCCTCTTTAAGTTGCTTTGATACCTCTTCGGCATTTGCTTCATTAAAAGCACTACACGAGGCATTACTATTGTGTAATTGCTTGATTTCACTCTCAACCTCTGAGATTTTTTTCTTTTTATCATTAATCTCATCCTCATTAATTTGTGTAATATCTCTAATATATTTTCTTTGAGACTCTAGTTTGTTCTTTAAAATGTCAAGCTGATATGCATTATCTTTTAGCTTTTCTTTTAGTGTACTATTCTTTTCTTTTATAAGAGTATTCATCTTTGAAAATACATTAATGTCCAGAAGGTCCTCGATAACATCTCTTCTATGCTGTGCCGGTAGTTGCATAAAAGGAATAAAAGATGAAGAACCTAACACAACAATTTGATGAAAGCTTTTATGATTTAGCTTAATAATATTTTGCTCAAGGACCTTCTGGTACTCTTTGGCATGAGAAGATTGATTAATCATCTCGCCGTTTTTCCATATTTCAAATATCTGTGGTTTTATACCACGAACAACCTTAAAGAGTGATTTGCCTATAATAAACTCAACCTCTACAATACTATCTTTATTATTGATAGTGTTAACTAGTTGAGGCTTATTGATATTGCGGTGAGGTTTACCAAAAAGACCAAATGAAAGAGCATCAAGAATAGTTGACTTTCCTGCTCCGTTTTGACCTACTATAAGAGTTGATTTTGTTCTGTTAAGACTAATAGTTGTCCAATTATTACCAGTCGATAAAAAGTTTTTATATCGAATAGATTTAAAAATAATCATTCTTTTTGCCTTATTTGTTTCTTAGATTTCTGTCTATCTTTTTTCTTGGCTGCTTTCTTATAAGCTTTTTCCCATTTTTTAGATAGGCAGTGTATTCTTTCTTGTTTGGGCACTAAACTATTTCCATTGATTGTGCTTCTGTAAGAAGTTTCCTCATATTTACTTTTATTTTATCTTTATCCAGATCCGTGTCAACTGCATCGACATAACTATCTAATAGAATTTCAGTATCTTCCATTGATATACTTTCATCTTCGACATTCTCTCCAATAAACTCATTAAAGTTTTCTGCAATCTTTAGTTCATGAATCTTTCTATTCTGTATTCTATCAACTAAACGATCAAATGTAAAGAGGTCAGACTTATTAATTACAACTATTTTTACAAATTTATGATCTAAATGATCCACATTAAAGTCTGAATAGCTTTGTCTGGAATCATCATACACAATCTTTTCATATAGTGTGTATGGATTTCTAATCGCTTCCATTTCACGAGTCTCTGTATCTATTACGTGGAAATGTTTATTATCATGAGCATCAGACCAAAAGAATTCCATCTGCGTGCCTAGATATGTAATATTATCTTTTACTGATTTAGTGTGAAAATGACCAGATAAAACTTTCTCAAAACGTGAGAAAAGTTTATGATCCATACCATGTTTATTTTCTATGCCTCTCATCATCTCAAATCCACTTAATTCAAGATGACCACCTAACCAGTCTGCTTTACAGTTCTTAATAAACTCCATAGACTTATCGTGATTTTCTTGAGTGATCCAAGGTAACATTGCTATCTTAAGAGAATCATATTCCAGAACACGAGGTTCCATAATAATATTAATTTCGTTCATAAAATGACCTAAGAGTTCTTTTAGGCTATTTAAATCATTTGTATTCTTATAGTAGGTATCATGGTTACCAGGTATAATATCCATAGACATTCCATAGTCACGAAGATGTGACAGAAAATGTTTACGGTTGTGATTTAAAGCTCTGAAATTAATAAACTTACGATTATCATAATAATCACCAAGATG